GGAGACCTAACCCACCGGTGCATTTGATGAGCACGAGAGATGTACGCCGCGTAATTGCGGAAGAACAATATAAGGAATCGACAACAACGCTTAAGCGGTTGATCTTCGACCTGGAGAGAACGCAGCAGCGCGGGTTTCTTCACGAGCAAGATAAGGAGCGCCTGGAGCACTACTACAACCGGTTAAACGAGTTGAAGAAGAGGCACCGAGGAGTTACGCAGCAACTCGATAAAGAGGATGCGAAACCCATTTATTGACTATTACTATCGCTTCTAGTATGTCTAGGTTCTATGGAGAACCCTACACTAAAAAACTTGAAGTTCTCGGTGTCGTTGCCGGATTGGTTGGTGCGCAAGTTGATGATTCACGCTGCGGAATTAACGGTTAAGCGGGGCTCGTTGGTTACAAGAGTCGATGTCATCCGGGAAGTAATGCTCGGGTACGCGGAGGAGAAGAAGCTTTGAACGCGAAGACGTTAGAGATCACAAAAGACACAGTTGGCGTTGTCATTCCGCAAAACGCTTTCCCGGGTATCGAAGGTTTCCGCAAGTTCAACGAAGAGATCCGGAAGCATTTGGACGCGGACCAAAGAAAAAACTTCTCAATCTTTCTCGTGAAGCCCGGAACACAGATCGAAGCGATCTCCGAGGCAGACATGAACAAAGCCGGCTGGTATCGCAAAGAGGATCTGTTATCCAAATGAATATCCATTGGGTGGTCAAAGATCACATCTGTAAGTGGTGCGGGCAGAACTTGCTGTCACCGTATACGACATCAACTTGTCCAAAGGAGAAGCCTAAGAGATGACGGCAACGATGGAAAGAGATCCGAACAGGCAGACCGGACGAACGACAAAGCAGTTGGAAGAAGCCGCGCAGAAAGGCGCGGTCTTCATCGTGCCGACGCTGGCAATGAGGGATTACACGAAGCGGTTGATGTACGCAAAGGGAATCGGACCAGTGCGGATAGAAGTGCTAACAGAAAAGATTGCTCAGCAATTGAGAGGTAGAGCAGCACAACAAGTCGTCGTTGATCATGCCGTCTGGGAGTGCTCGCACCTTGACCTACAAGATCTGCTGCGCGCTGTGCTTGCGCAGATCTCAACCCCGGAGCAAGCATGAGCCAGAAAGCAGCGAAAGCAAAGCGAAAGATGGAAGCGTTGATTAAGCCTTTGGATTCTCCGGAGGCGGGATCACCTTTGATGTTGACGCAGGGGCAACAGGCTTTCGAGGATCAGATCTGGCGTACGGAGCCGGGCAAGTTCAAGTTCAACAACCGCCGGGAGATGGGGCACCAGGTTGTTAACGACAAGCTGGAGACGAAGCAGGATGACACGCTCATGCACGAAAGAGCGTGGGTGTTGCCGCAGAACTTTTGTATTGATTGCGGGAAGACGGACATTGTTCCGAAGAGAGGGTTAGCCGGTGAAGCGCGCTTAAACCCCGGGATCATTGTTATCTCCGAGGAGCGCCCGGACATTGGGTGCAAGCCCGGTGATGCGGTTATTCATTTCACTTGTCACGACTGCATCGATACGGAGAACTGGCGTAATCCAAATGTAATTCACATACCTACGGGGTTGCACTATGAGACACCACACGAGCGCAGGGATCGGCAAGCTTTCGAGTGGTGTCAGGCAGCGTGGGCAAGAGGCGATAGTCCCGCAGTCCACAAAGCCAAACGATGACTTCGAAGCACGCTTAGACCTGGATGTATATCTAAATGACCCAAGACAAAGACAACAATATTATCTCGATCCAAAAGACTACCGATGTTACCTGCAAAAAGGAGCCGACGGTCAAACAGTCCTTGAAATATATACCCCCGGGGACTTTAGAAAACCCTTCCGAGTTTTTCAAATTACCGAGCAACAAGGAGATCCTCAAGGACTTCAAGTTGTGCGGGGGCAGCTTGCTCCAGTTGCTAAACGAGCACGTGCCCGCGGTTAGCAAACGCAACTTAGCAGCGCTGCAGATCTTTGAGCAGTTGCAGAAGAACGAGAAGGACCTGGAGGAGTACAACCAGATAAGCATGTCTGCGGATATGGTGGCAATCCAGACAGCCAAGGAAGAGATGATAAAGCTTTCGAAGGCAAAGGGACACAGCCAGATGACAGCGCTTAAGGCTGTCACCGACTTCGCTAAACAGCACCCGAAGCAAGAGAAGACGAAAGATCAAAAGGATCCAATGGATCAACACTTGGACGTTCTGGAGACTAAATGATCCGAACTTCCAGGAAAACTTACGACAGGAGCGGAGGGGAGGACAAGCTTCAACTCTTCCGCGCAAAGGCGCGTGAGAATCCAAGGAAGTTCATTACCAATTACCTGAAGATTGCCACCAAAACGCCAGGCGCACCGATGCAGAACATCAAGGTCTGGCAGGGGCAGGACACATTGCTCAACAACATTGAGCAGAAGATCAAGAATCAAGAGCGGATCCGCTTAGTTATCCTCAAGTCACGGCAACGCGGGATTTCAACGCTTGTTGCGGCGATGATTTTTGCGGATTGCTACAACAAGGACAACATGCGCGGCTTCCTGATGGCGCATGATCTCGACACAACAGAGGGATTGTTCCGCAAACACGTGGATTTCTTGCGCTATTTGCCAAGTGAATTGCAGATCAAGCCGAAACGATCGAACCAACGGGAGCTTGTTTGGGAAGAGATCGGATCCGAGTTGATTATCGGTACTGCCGGCGCAAAGAATACCTTGAGAGGTCGCCCGGTTCACTGGTTCCACGGGTCCGAGGCTGCTTTTTATCATGACCTCTGGACGGTGAAGGTAGCAATGGAGGGATCCGTGCCAGACTTGCCGGGCACGGGGATCATCTGGGAGACAACAGCGTTCGGGACCGGCAACGCTTTCCATACTCTTTGGAATATGGCAGCGGAGAAGGACTCTATTTACGAGCAAGTGTTCTTGAAGTGGCAGGATGAAGAAGATTGCCAACTGATCTTCCCGACTCAAAGAGAACTCGACGAGTATTTAGAGGATGCGTACGCGAAGAAGCCGGATCTAATCGAGCGGCAGAAGCACTACAACTTAAGACCGGAGCAAGCGGCTTTCTGGTATCACACATGGAAGAACTCCTATGCAAAAGATGATCAGAAGATGGGGCAGGAGTTCCCGTGTGACCCGATAGAAGCCTTTGTTTCCACGGGCTCCCCGGTATTCCCGAGCAAGGTCACCGCGGAATGGATGCTCAAGACCAAAGACGGGACGCTTTACGATCCGACGCTTGGGATTGAGCGTTTCGAGAACATGAAGGAGGCGGCGTTCCTTCGAAGGAATGACGATACCTATTTAGAGGTATGGGTTCCTCCGCAGAAAGACAGGTATTACGTGATATCCGCGGACCCGGCAGCCGGGCTTGCAACAAGCGATTACACGGTTGCCTATGTCTTTGACATATTCACTCAAGATATCGTTGCGGAATTGCATGGACGGATAGATCCGAAGGCATGCGCAAAGATGGTCAAGGAATTAGCGGAACTCTACAACGGAGCACTAGTTGCCCCGGAGAATGATGGTCAAGGTTCAAGCCTACTATCACATCTAAAAGACCAGTATTTCAATATCTACCAGTGGAGACGACCGGATGCTTTCGGCTGGAAGACTACTCAAATTCTAGGTTGGGAAACAACCGAGCAATCAAGGCTGGAGATGGTGACAACGGCAAGGCGCCTGTTCCAAGAGCGTGCCGGGGACCGGGAGTTTATCCCGAGCAAGATGCTGCTTCACGAGATCGCAACCTTTGTCCACGGGAATCTTTTGACCAAGAAGCCCCAGGCAGAGAAGGGCAGTTATGACGATCGCGTAATGGCGTGGTGCATCGGGGTCTCCGTGTGCCTGCAGGAGTTGAACTTAAACCCGAGCCTGGCACTGAAGTATAAGCCGGAGTCGGCGGCGAAGGTGAAGGACGACGAGCTTAAGCCTTCGGAGATCATTCGAAGTTTCAAGACGATGGATTGGATGCGAGGGACGCCGGACTTTTCGGGACCGTTCCAAATGGAGGGGGATATGTACGATGACTAAGACACCGAATGTCAAAGAGATATTCGACGATGCGCAGCCCGAGGACCTGGAGCGGCTCGTACCTTTCTTATACGGAGAGGACCTGGCAAACAGGATCAAAGTTCTCGCGCACGGCAGAAGCAAAGATCTGATCGGCATGATTCAAGAGTCGATGAATATGGCGCTTGATCACGGGGTCTTCGATGCGCTCGGTGCGACGGACAAGCGCACCGGCAACGACGAGCGCGCAGACTTTGCGCTCAACATTCAGATCAAGGCGGTGATCGGTGCCGGCAACTACGTGAGGCTCTGCGATGTCGCACGGTTACGCATGGTGAGTAATCAAGCGGCTTTGCGGATGGGGACGCAGTGGGCGTTAGAGAGGAGAATGTTTTGAGCACAGACGCCACAATACAAATACTTGGCTTCCTGACGTTCTTGAACATCGGGTGCATGTTGTTCGTCTCTTTTGTCTCAGCAACTATCGTGTATAGTTGGATACGGAACATGCAAATCCAGAGGGACAAGTTGCCCTTGATGCTCCGGGACGAGGTTAACCGCTTAGCTACGGAGTATGTGGAGCCCTTGAGAGAAGGGGACAACGACTTCGGGCAACCGGAAGCGCAGCCGGTCAAGGACCACAGCAAACGGGAAATTCTGTTAGAGGATGAGTATTCAAATTGGAAGAATACGGATTAGATCCCAGAGACATCATCCTCAACGATGAGCCCGAAGCCCCGAAGCTGGACTTAAAGATCAAGCCTGCCAAGGATCCGATCTGGAAGCGTGATGGGCATCTAACCGAGGAAGCGTATGAGGAGCACATGGTGCGCCTTGTCGATGACTTGCTCGATGAGTCCGAGCGCGCCTGGAAGATGACCAAGCAACGCTGGATGCATGCCGACAAGCGTTTAGAGCTTGACCTGATATTCGATATCTTGCAGAGCAGCACCGCGATCAAGTCGGACTTGCCGCTGGTTCCGCAAGCGATCGAGGAGAAGATCGCTGTCCAGGTTGAGAGCCTTCCGCGTCCGAGCATTGTTGCAAGACAAGAGACGCAAGAGCAATTTGTCGGAGCGCTTAACCAGTTCGTCGGTGAGGAACTGGATTCAAACGACTTCGACATTCTGATGATGAAGATCGCCTTAGACATGGCGCGCTTCAATCTCGGGATCATCAAACAAAGTGTTGACCCTTATGGCACCGGACCATTTGGACAGAAGGGCAAGATCCTTCTTAAGCGGGTGGACCCGCGGCACATCAACCCGGATCCGCTAAGCACCACTTTCGAGGGATGCCGGTACATCATTGAAGCGCGACCGATGGACCTCTCGGATATCCGGGAGCTGTTCCCGCTCAGAGGGCAAGAGGTTGGATCCGAGGCAGCCTTCACGCTTAACCGCCGCGGCGAAACGCGGGCGGATGAGATAGAAGTTTCGCAGGGTTCAAGCGGCTCCGTGCATACCATCGGTGAAAGGCAGAGAGCCTTAGTCAAGGAGATGTGGATCCGAGATGACCGAAAAGAATTTATCCCCGAGCTCGACGAAGACGGAAACGAGATCCTCGACAGCGACGGTAAAGCGGTTGGACGAGTACAGAAGATCTACCCCCACGGCAGACTTGTTATCACAGCAAATAAAGTCCTTCTGCTCGACATTGCCAACCCGTTCCGGCACGGGCAATTTCCTTACACATTCTTCCCGGGGCGCGTATCGGCTCGGTTACTTTCCTACGGAGATGTTGAAGTCCTCGCAAGAATAGAGGACAAGATCAACCAGCTCCACAAGGACATGATCAAGAACGCGAGGGTCAACATGAACTCGCCTTGGATTGTGGATTCTCACGCGTTTGATTCCCCGAGCAAGATGCATAACATAACCAATGTGCCGGGGCTTGTGTTGCCGGTGAGACCGGGAGCCAAGGTTTACAGGTTGCCGCCGGCAGAGTTGCCGCAATTCATCTTCCCAATGCTCAATTGGTTGAAGGGCATCTTTGATGATGTTCTCGGAATCCAGAGTATATCCAGGGGACAGCTAGAGAAGGGCGCTCAACTTTCAGCGGAAGCAATCCAGAGTCTCCAGGGAACGGCAACGTCCCGGATACGTTTGAAGTCGAGACTCTTAGAGAACAGCCTCAAGCATCTCGGACATTTGTTGCAGTGGAACATCCGGCAGTTTTATCCAGCGGGATTACAAACCGAGATGGCGGATCCGAGCAACCCCGGGAAGAAAGTAGCGCTTACCTGGTCGGATGCTGCAGCTCAAAGCGATTACGCAGTTGCAGTCCAAGCAGGTTCAAGCTTGCCAGGTTCCAAGCAAAGCATGTCTGCAATGGCGCTGGCATTGTGGAACGCGGGATTGCTGGGACCGAGAACGACACTGAAGATGATGGAGTTCCCGGGAGCGGATGCCGCGGTCGAGGAGCGCAAGCAAATGCTCGAGGCGCTGGCTGCGGCGAACCTGAAAGCAGCAGTAAAAGAAGCCACCGGTGCAAGCAATCAAAGCAACAAGCCGGGCAGAGAATCAAACAAGTTAGTGGGGTAAGAGTATGAAGAGATTCGCATTAGGACTGGTTCTCGGATTGTCGATCACAGCGGTGGTCGCGCAAGAGAATATCGTGCTTACTCCGACGAACTTGTACGGCATGATCGAGAAACTGCAAACCGCGCAGCTTGAATTACTCACTCGCTCAGAGTTCGTTCCGATTGTTCAGCGAGTCAGCAAGATAGAGAAGACCCTCGACTGCGACATTACCGCCCTTGATGCCGGTATCAGATATCGACTCAATGAACTTGAGCGCAAAGTTGACGGACTTCAAAAGCAAGTGACCCTGCTTCACGGAAAGAAGGTAGACAACTAATGGCAACGCCTACAGCAGAAACCTTTATCATGCACGCCTTCCTCGGAAGGGGCTCCGCAACAGATCCGATCTCGGTATTCGAAAAGTCTTCGACATCCTTATCCGGATTCAGGGTTGCCACCATTACGAAAGAGTTCGCAGCCAGCGCTACCGATCAATCGGTGAATCTTGCGGACTTCGTGGACACGGCAACCTTTATTGCGATCGAGGATACAAACAACACGGGTGTTCTTGTCGGCAGGACTACCGGCACATCGGCACGCTTGCAAGTCGCAGCCAACGGATTCTTGTTGTATCACAACGGCAACGCAACACCTCCAACGCTTTATTTCGATAACGTCTCAGCTTCGGAGAAGGCGTTCATCAAAATCTATATCTTAGGTACATCTGCATAAGGGGATTAAGAGATGCTCGAAACAGTACGCGATGCGATCATTGTTGCTTTCGACGGCAGAGTTAAAGCTGCTTTCAACGGTGTCGGCAAACGCGCGGTAAAGCTGGAAGTCCCTAACGTCAAGGACAACGTTCTCGTTGACCTGCAGCAATCCGCAGTTGGTGACGGCGAGGAGCTCCTGGAGCTCTTTGTTTATTTCGCTGACAACGAAGCATGCGCACCTTCAAAATCTTTCCAGTCTAGCAATCTCGCCAGCGTAAAAGACCTCAAGGAAACCTGCGTCAAGTTTGTCTCCGAGGCTCCGGTAATTATTCCCGGACATGCGGAAAAGCTGGAGACGGATAAAGCTGCAAGAGAAAAGGCTGACGCCGAAGCCGCAGCGAAGGCGGATGCCGAGTATGCAAAGTTAGAGGCTAAAGAAGCCAAGGCAATCAAGAAAGTCGCGGTCGAAGAGCCGGCACCAAATACGTAATTTCTACGGTGTTTGTACTCGGGGTTCTCTAGAGAACCTATTACGTTAGAAAAACCTGCGTGTTACTTATTCCATGTGTGGTAACTACACGGGGTAGTAGACAGTGGGACCAGATTACGGAGCGATGCTCAGCGGGCAACCGCCGCAGCAATCTCAAATGATGTCGGGTCCTACAGTCGCGCAACCCGGTGGCGGTCCACAAAAGCCCCAGGACCCGCTCAGCTACGAACTCTCTTTGTGCGTGGAAACAGTGCGCAAGTGTTCGAAGTTGCTCGCGGAGCAAGGGGACGAGTCTGCCGCGATGGTCTTCGAAGCCTGCGCGTTAAAGCTCAACAAAGAAAAGATTCAGCGAACCAAGAAGTTGGAGCAGGCGTTCCAGAACGTTCAAGGAACCATCCTGCCGGCTTTGATGTGAGGTCAATAAATGTCTGTTCCCAAGCGTGGTTACGATACCGGAGACCTGTTGGCACAAATGGATGCCGACGGATTCATGGCTAATGCAGATGAAGTATCTGTTGTGCAGGGCGGCGATGAGCCTGTTGTGGATACTCCTGCAGATCCAGAACCACAACCCGAACCGGCACCAACCCCGGTGCCCGAACCGCAGACCCAAGAGCCCGAGGCTCGACAAGAGAAGCCTTGGAAAGAAGATTTCGATCTTCTCCAGAATCGCGTAGAGCTGGAGCAGCAGCACCGGGCGCGCAACACGCAGCCCGAGCAGCAGCAAGCACAGACCGAAAAGAGCATCCGTGAGATCACGGATACAGAAGAATACTATTCCCGTTTCGAGCAACTCGAAACACAAGCGCGCTCCGCGTTCTCCGCAGTTAGAGCGATGGAGAAAGCGAACGCTATGCGTGAGCTGGAAGCACTCAAAGCGGATCACCCGGACATTGTTGATCACATTCCTTCTAAGGAAATAGATCGCGCAATCGAGATGCGTTTGCAGTCCGGCAACATCGGCACCGATTGGAAGCAAGGCTTCCTCAAAGTTTATGACCTTGCCACCGAAGGCAAGAGATTCAGTTCTGTTGCGGAAGAAAACGCACGACTCAAGGCAGAGATCGAAGAACTGAAGAAGCAGAAAAGTTCTGATGAACTCGCAAGTAAGCGAGCTCAAAAGAACGAATTGCAAGCAGCGGGATCCGTTCCGCCTGGTGGCAGTTCGTTTCAATCCCCCGTAGTCCCCGAGAGATCGAGCGGACCCCAAAGGGGCTACAAGGCAGCGGCAAAGAACTTCGAAAGAGATGTTTTTGCCAGTTTAGGAGGTTAGGCATAAATGGCTACGTCGGTATCGATTAACAGTCTGTCTACATATACAGACCACCATTTCATACCAGCCCTTAAGGATAACTTCTTCTTAGGGTCTGCACTCTGGTTCAAACTGCGCGAGCGGGAAGAAGCAGTTGACGGCGGCGACGATATTCGCTTCCCGATTTCGTACGACAAATCTAACGTTGCCGGTCGTTGGGCCGGAAGATTCTCAGCAATCACCCTGCAATTCCAAGATCACGCAACACAAGGCGTTATCCCTGTTTGCCGCTACACCGCTTCAATTGCTTTGGCAGATGAAGACGTTGCGAAGAACAGAGGCAGAGCCAAACTTGTAAACCTCATCAAGGCTCAAGTTGAACTTGCCGAGCGCTCCTTGCGCGACAAGATGGGCGTCGATGTCTTCCTCGATGGAAGTGCCGATAGTCCTGCTGGATTCACGGGGCTTGCCGCGATCCTCAAGTACAACTCCGGCACTTATGCCGGCATCTCCAGAGCATCGTCTTCCGGAGCCAAGAACAACCCAACCGGGAATGCTTTTTGGAACGCGAACGTTGTAGCAGCGAATGCCAACACCACCCGCGTTTTTTGGAAAGGCTCCACCTCGTGGGATAACAGCGCAGTCTTGACCACTGCAAAGATGCAAACCATGTTTGGTTCCTGCACCTTGGACAAGGCTAAGCCAACGATCATCGTTACGGCTCAAGTTTTGTACGACAAGTACTGGAGCTTGCTCACAGCAATCCAGCAACAGTACACCGATGACACCCTCGGTAAATTCGGTTTCGACTCGCTGACATTCAACGGTCGTCCGGTTGTCGTTGACGACAACATCGAGGCAGCAACCTCTATGTACTTCCTCAATCTCGATACGTTCGTACTCGCACCGTATACCGAGATGAACTTCGCAACCTCGCCGTTTATGCGTGCCCCGGACCAAGCAGCAGAATCCAAGCTCATCACATGGATGGGCAATATCTACTGCGATCGCCCGCAAGCGAACGGCTGGATCACTGCGTTGACCGCTTAATTGAAGGAGATCGAAAACAATGTCTAGTGATTTGCCCAAAATGTTTGGGGACAAGGTAACGGATATCAACGTTGCCGCGCAGTACCCAGTTGGCACTCGACGCTTCGAAGGTGGGAACGAGTACGTCTACATGCAAGCAGACGATGCTTTTACCGCCGGACAAGCAGCGAAGATTGACAGCGCCACCGGCGTTAAATGCACCCCGACGGCAGCCGCCACAGACGGTTGTATCGGAGTTGCAGAGATCGCCGTAACCGACGAGTACTTCTTCTGGTTGACAGTCCGCGGACCTGCTTCTGCACTCATTGCAGACAGCACTTCCGCCGGAGAAATTCTGGCACCGTCCGCCACTGCCGGCGTGCTTGCGGTTGCTCCGACTTCGACTGCGCGCAGAAAGGTAATCGGAGAAGCAGCGGAAGCTAATTCAACCGGTGCAGCTGCTGCCAAAGTCGTCTACTTGTACGGCTAAGTCTTTCCTCCCAACGCACACCACCAACAACCGGAGGTTGCCCGATGAACTTGGGTCAAATGAGGCTCGAAGTCCGTCGGGCAATCGACGAGTTGACCGCGGATTTATGGAGCGATGCTGAGTTAAACGCCTGGATAAACGAAGGCGCGAAACTTATGACGAGCAATTGCCAGCAGACGCAGGCAATATTTCAAAAGACGCTCACATCCGGGCAACAAGAGTATGTCTTGCCCGATGACGTTGACGAAATATTCAGCGTTTACCTGCACAACAACTCCAGTAATTACCCGCTCAAACCAATCAAGCCTTCCGGCGGACAATTGGGCTCCGCGTCCTCCGGTACTCCGGGATTCTTTTACACCCGGTATAACTCTTTGCATACCGGTGATCACGTCTCTACCGGGATAACGGTAACGGCGGCAACGCTCAATCAAGTAGAGCCGAAGTTCGTTCTCGGGTTGTTCCCGGTGCCGGATTCGGCAATGTCTTTGACGATCTTTTATTTCTCGCGCCACTACGAGATGAAGCACGACGGAGCTATTCCGATGGTGCCGTTAGAGTTCCGGCGCGGGATCGTTGCGTATGCAACAGCATTAGCCAAAGAGAAAGAGATGGCTTATGCGGAGGCTGACCGTAAGCGCCAGGAGTTTAAGGACTTCAGCGACAGGCTTAAGGAGAAGATGATCTCCGAAGGTCACGAGATGGGCTTCCCTTGCGTGAGCCTGGACGATGAGACCGTTCCTATATACGGAGACATCGTTATCAAGTTTGGAACCATGAGTTGAGGTTGAGAGATGCCGAGACTCGGGACGCTTAAGGACACAATAGATGATGCGCTCAAGAGCCTCTATATAGGGGACTTCTCGGGCGGTCTCAATTCGGAGATGGATCCAATTGATCTACCGATCAACGCGTCCCCGGATTGTGAGAATGTCAGGGTTACTAAGGGCGGTCGAGTGATCGGTAGGGATGGCACCACTGTAAGGGTGTCTTCGTTGCCAGCGGCGAACAGCGACGGAGCCGCTTTCTTTTACGACGATAACGGAGAGAGGCGGCTTGTTGTCTTCAACAATGGCGCGCTGTACGACTGCACCAGTTATACAGCGGTGCTCATTCAATCCGCTTGCTACACATCAGGCAATAGAGTGGCGGCAACGGTGCTTAACCGAGTCCTTTATTTCTCGGACGGTGAGACGATTACAACGGTTGGCTCCGATGATTCCGGGATCTGGAAGTGGGACCCGGTAAACTCTCCAACTTCAGCATCTATTCTTATAAGCGCAGGGACAGCCGGAACTATCGAGACGCCGGCGGCAAAGTGCTTGACCACTTATGCAGGTTCGCTTGTGCTCGGCAGGATCAAGTATGTTGGTGGCACGTATGCCAAGCATGCTGTCATGTGGAGCAACGTCAACGATCCGACAACGATCGTCGGGACAAACATTTTCCAGGTAGGGCAAGGGCAAGGTGGAGAGATTAACGCGGTGGTGCCGATGGCAGTCACCGCAGTTGGTGTCTCTCCGTATCGTGCAATATTCGTCGGCAAGTCCGAGCAGGGGATCTATCACCTTAAAGGGGCGTTGACGGTCTCGGATCTTTCCGAGGTTTTGATCAACGCTCCGACCGGGGTATTGGATGGCGCAACGGTACAGTTTATCCCAGGTGTTGACGGTGCCGGCTACATTGTTTGGCTTGGAACAGATTACAAAGTCTGGTTTACCTCGGGCGTGGAATCCGGGGAGCTGAGTTTGCCAATACGTTCGGAGCTGGCATCTGCGATTCAAGAGCGCCACATCATCCACACGGATCCAAAGTTCACTAGCGTCCGACACTTCAAGCGATTTCAGTACATCCTCGACATCGGTAAGGACGAGAACGGCGTTTCCACTGCTTATGTTTATGACTGGGACTTGAAGATTTGGACAAGATATAAGCGCTTCCCGTCGGGCTTCTGGTGTGAGGCTAAGGATACCAACGGGCAAGCAGCCATTTACTGCGCAGACGGTGACGATCTGCAGCAAGCGGACACCGGGACAACGGATAACGGAACACAGATAGAGCCTTATTGGAAGACGGGATTCGCGCACGCGGAGCTTGTGGATATCCTCAAGGTCTGGCACTGGATCTATATCTCTTATATGACCGATGACACTGACCTTGTGATAACGGCAACGGTGAATCACGGCAGGGGATCAAGTTCGGTCAAAACAATCGCTTTCGATTCGGATGGTTCCGATGCCGCGTCTCTTTGGGACGAGGCTATCTGGGACACGGACACATGGGAGGTTACCAATCACGAGCAGTATCCGCCGTATAAGCGACGGACGCGGTTGACCGTTGAAACCACCGAGGGTTCAAAGGGATTGCTTAACGGTTATGACGTGCAAGTGAAGATCGCTCAAAGCAGTGACGGCGGGCATTTTGAAATTCTTGGATTCAATCTTTTGTATCTACCCCGAGGGAGGAAGAGAGTTGCTGTTTAAACAAACGCTAGGCTGGGTGGCAGCCGTAATCTTGATTGTGTTTACCTGCCGGGCAACGACGGCGGATACGCTAACGATCCCGAACTCGTTCACTTCCGGGACAACGATTCAATCGTCCCAGATGAACCAGAACTTTACCGCTGTCAGCAACCTGATCAACGGTAATATCACCAACTCCAACATCAAGGCGGCGGCGGCAATTGCCGCGAGCAAGATCGATTTCTCTTCGGCGTGGTCCGGAACTGCAGCAGTCACGCTCAGCCGGACTTCAGCGAATCAGACATGTCTCGGCACAAAGGTTGCAGCGGATGCGGGAAACCGGCTCAACATCCAAAGCGATGGCGCTTTGCAGTGGCTATTGGGCGATGCCACGGGCAGTGGCGTTCTCTTGGGGCAGTGGCACAACGGAACTAAATACTGCGCATTCCGAACCAGCGACGCAGCGTCCACCTATAATTACCAGCCGCTTGCAGCAGGAGATGTGCGCCTGTTCGGCAAAGCAAGCTTATCTGCGTATCCAAACTTCGACATCTTCATGGAGAATGGCGGCTCTGATGTTTTGGTTCTCGACATGGGGGTGAACTCCACTCGGGGTCCAGAACTGGGTCTTGGTTCGTCAACCGTACAAGCCGATGTTTATTTGAGGCGGGAATCAGCCGGTGTGCTTGCTGTCCGCAATGCCGCTGACAGTGCTTACGAAGATGTGAAGTGTGACAATCTTACCGCTGCCACTGCAGTTACTGTTGGTGGCAGGTCCTTGGCTCGATACACATCAACAGCACAAACAATCACCGCCGCCGGTTCCCTGACACTGGCTCACAGCCTGGGAACGACTCCAGCTAAGGTATGGGCGCATCTTAAGAACACCTCTGCGGAGTTAAATTACTCGGTCAATGATCTTGTGCCGATCTTTCCGACGGGGAATACAGGCGGATTGAACGTTGGCTTTCAGTGCGTCCCGGATGGCACGAACCTGAACATCCGGTTCGGCAGTGCCGCTAACACATTCCAGATCATCAACAAGACAACCGGCGCATTGGGCAATATCACCAACGCCAATTGGAACATCATCTTTTATGCCGAGCCCTAGCAACACGGGCGGCTTGGCAGTATTCTTGAGTTGAGGTACGACAAATGGTAGTAGGTACGGGTTCGGTAGGGATGGCAGGTGGTCCGGTTGTTTCGACAACCAACCAAACGATCGCCACTACAAACAACGCTAACGAGCTCCAGAGCGGCGCTCAAAACAACACCTTCACCCCGGGGCAACAAGCGCTCCAGGGGCAGGCTGCCAACTACATATCCAATATACTATCCGGTGGAGCAATCCCGCAGAACATGGGGTTGCCGCAGTCCGTGTATGATGCGGCGTTCCACAACTTCAACAAGTACCAGGCGCCGATGCTTGCGGCTCAACACGGAGCCGGCAGTCCGGCGATGAACGCGAGCATGGAGGAATTGAACCTGCAGCTTGCGGGGATGGCGGGACAAAGAGCAACCGGTAATGCGCTGGATGCTTTCAGCCAGGCGGCGAACTTTGCGCTTAAGCCGATCGGACAAACCAACACCAATACCCGGGTTGCCTCGGGCAATGAGACGCAGAAGACCAACAGTGTATCCACAACTACCGATGTAGGAGGTCTCCTCGAGCGAATTGCTTTCGCTTCGGGAGGCGGGTTTCCCTCCGTCTTCGGGTCAACCGGTTCCGTCTAATCCCCTCGATCCAAATCAAGTCGCCAGCGGCGGCGGGCAGCAACCGGGACCGGGCACGGGAGCCGGGGGACAGCAGCCTCCGTATTATCCGGGGCAACCGCAAGTTCCTCAACAAGCGCCTACCTATTACGGGCAGGGCGGATTAACGCTGCAAGGCGGGGTCTCTCAGACCGGGGCGCCGGTTTACGGCGGCGCCGGGGATGCCAACTATGCGAGCTCCTCTGTTACCGGCACAATACGACAGCCGATTACTTACGGCGATCAAGCGAACACGCTTGCCGCTGTTGCTCAAGGGCGAGCAGATCAAGCCAACGCAATGGGCTTGACGCTCCAGGGTGCCGCCAATCAATCGGCATCCGACCAATGGGAGCATTGGGGTTCAGTCGCGCAAGGAACCGGGGGATTCGGCACGGCTCCGCAGATCTACCAGGGCGGGCACGATTACTCCGCATACATCAACGAACCCGGAGTTAATAAGGCTCTCGTTCCGGACAACATGGAAGCAGCTTACGGCGGGCAACCGGGTTACCATCTGGGAGTATTACCGAGCGCTCCAAGCGGTGGCAGTAACTTCGGCGCCGGCTCCGAATACAACTCTCAAGGCTACATTTACGAACCCGGATTCACTCCGGGGTCAACGGGAGCGCTTAGCGGCAAGCCGCTCTTTGCGCCTTACAACAACGGTGATTATTCAACTCAAGTATCCGGAACGATCATGGGCGGCATGACAGGTTCACCGCCTGCGGTGGCGCTGCCAGGCGTTAACAGCGGCTACGGTCCAGGAGCCGGCACGCCTGCTGCAAACGGCATCCGTAATGGTGGCTGGATTGAAGACGACAATATCAACTCGATCCAGTTCATTCCGGATCCGAATAATCCTGGCAAAGGGACGTTTGTTCCAAACACAGCTACGGGTGGCACAGCCTACGGAACCGGCATGACTTACGCGCCTGGCTATGTGCCGGAGCTGGGCACTGCTGCCAATATGAAGAACTACTATGACGGTGTTCTTGCCGCCAATCGTCCGGGCGCTAATTCGGCAACCATCGACACGATAACGATCCCGAGGTCTCAGCTTCCGGGAGCTAATCTATCCGTATCCGGGAAGACGCTTGCACCGCAGCCAGCGCCACCACCGAAGGCGAAAGCATCAGCGCCTGTTAAGGCAGGCGTCCCGGTTGCCGCCGCACCGCGTCCAGTGGCAGCACCAGTTGCTCAACCGGTAGCAGTTGCAAGACCTGCACCTTCCCAAACCCAGGTTGCGCAAGTTGTGCAGGCGCCGGTATATACGGGAATCGTTTACAACCAGAAGCCTGTTTACGGCGGCGCCGGGGATGCTAATTATGCCGGCGGCGGATACGCAAATTTATAGGAGCTAGCAGATGGTCTTGATGGGTGGAGTAACCGAGAATGTTTTAGGTGGATCACCTTCTAATGTGGTGCCTTACCTGCTGTCCGGTGGCATCGATATCAACGTCCCCATAGGTGGTGGCGGATACCCGCCTGCGCAGATCCCGCAAGTGCCGGTAATCGTAAACGTGCCACCCGCACAACAAGCGCCTCCGCAGACTACCGAGTTCACCTACGAGAAGTTCCGGAAGCCGGAGTTTGCTCCACCGATTCCTTACAAGCCATATAATGATATCCTCCAGAGATACCCGCAAGCAACAGCGCAAGCGTTGGACAACTCGGACTTTATGCCCAATGTTGAGCGCACTGTAAGCGATGCTGCGGACTTTGCGATTCCGCGTAATGCCGGATCTCCGCAGCCCGAGCAAGGGTATGCGCGTCCGCTTAACGCGCAGCCTGCCAATGTTTACGGTGGACCGAGCGCTTATGGTGGCAACGTCCAGGGCAACGGCATGCAGCAGCAACCGCAGGGCAACCCTTATGCTGACATCGTTAACAACCTGCCGGCAAACGTAAGCACCCCGCAGCTTGAAGCTGCCCGAGCAAATCAGAACATGATGAACCAGTATCTCGGACAGGCAGTAATGCAGGGTCCGCAGTACGTCCCGAACCTTCGGGGACCGGATCAAATGACGGGGATGCAGCGGTTCTTCTGGAGCAATCCAGGAATGAACAAGATGTATAACGCTCAGCAGGTAGGGATCAACCAACAAAACGCTATCCGCCAGCGCGAGCATGCTGCGAAGCTTTCCGCTTTGACGCAGATGATCGACAACCAATTAAGCAACGAATCCTCCAACGCGAGGGAAGTCTTTCAACAAGGCTGGATGACTGCGCGCGAAGTAATAAAGATGGCGCACGATCAGCGTCAAGGAATCCAGAAGACCGTCAACGAACTCGGCAAGCAATTGCTCGACATGGCACCGGAGCCAGGGGAAGCAAGAGATAAGTTGATGGCAGGGATGATCCGCAGCATGGCGGAATCGGGAGCACCGATGGAAGCAATCAACGCTTTCCGGCAGTACCGCACCGCGCCGAATCCCAAGGGCATGGCTATGCAGGACAACCGTGAGCTTAAGGGAGAGCGGGACACGATCAAATTGCAGGTTGAGAAGGCAACGCTTGGAGATAAGATTGCCTCGTCACATGAAAGACGTAAGCGCTTGGAGCAAACTAACCCTGCGGCAATTGCTCTTGCTAATTCAAGAGCTGCAATTGCTGCTCTCGATGAGCAGATCAAACGCTCTTACGGGGACGAGACGGCGCGGGTCAACCTAGAGCGCAAGAAGCAGATTCTTGCAGAGGGTAACGGCGAGATGCAAAACAAGGCGCTCAGCACAGCCCGCACGGTCGTCTCTCAATACCAACAGAAGGAAGGTATCCTCAACAATACCTTCGATCCGGCGCGCAAGGCGCAGATCAAGAAAGATCTTCAAACTATGCGCGGAGACTACGAGGACGCTTTGGAGATCCAAAGACAGCTCGGGCAGCAGCGGACAGCTTCTGCCGGCGTTGGCTTCGACAAGAGCAACAAGGTTATCCCTCAAGCTGCATACGACTTCTACAAGAACAACCCGCAGAAGATGCCAAAGGCTGCTTTGGATAAAGCATGGAAAGAGCAATACGGAACCGAGCCTCCAGGTTCGCCAGCACCAAAGGGTGAGGAGCCAGAGCTAGGATTGCACACGGTAGCGGGCGGCACTCGCTCCGCAAACTCCAAGCAAGACAAGAGCAGCGCGGCGGTGGCGTACAGTGACGGCAGCCAGACTCAAGCTCAGTTTTACAAGGGTGCCAAGGTCGGCAAAGCAGGCGGGGTTGATGGGGTCTTGAAGCAGCCGCCTACGTCGAAGCCGGACATGGATGACTACACCGAATGGGTCAAGAGTTCGGGACCGGTGGAGCTTCAACGCGGTTATCCAGGTAAGGGCAAATGGAAAGCTGATGGAATGGGCGGTAAGTAATGCCGAATCCTTTTGCACAGTTTGAATCCTCTGCAGCACCTGCGGTAACGGGCGCAAATCCTTTTGCGCAATTTGAAGAAACGGCAGCAGCGCCACCACCTGCGGAGCCTTTACAAGCCTCTGCGTTTCAGGGCGCCGGACAGACGCAAACGTTCAGCCCGCCAGTGTTTCCGGGAGCGGAGGTTCCACCGCAGGACGACTTCGACATGCCGCAGATGCCGGCGGAAGATGCGGCTCCAAGCTATCAAGGCTTTGAGTTCAACCCGAGCTTCAACATCCCGCAAGGGCAGCAGCTGCACTCCTTCCAAGACTTTTGGAACCGAGGAGTCGTAAAGAATGTCGGAGAGATCGGACAAGGGTTAACCGTACTCGGCAACGTTGCCAAGGCAAGGATGGCGGATGCGGTCACTCCTCAGCATCTGCTTGGCAAGGACCCCTTACAGCAGTTGGGGGCAGCCTTTAAGCGGGTGACGGGTGACCCGGTGCAAGCGGCGGTTGTCGGAGCCGGCAAGATCGCGGGGGTAACCAATCCGGTGATGCCGGTAGTTGGTGCCGTATCCGCCGCATTTGGCGGGGATCCTGCGATGGGGACTAAGCCGTTATTGCGTCCATTTCACAACCCGGAAGGACTGAATGATCTTGCGCAGACAGCACAGTTTGCCGGGGATGTGGCGCAGTCGTATTCCCGCAACTACATAGATCCGATCGCACATGGCGACTTCGGAAGGGTTGCGGGCTACGTCTCCAACAATCCGGTTTATGCGGCAATGGATGCAGCCAGCATCCCGGGTCCAATGGTAAAGATGGGCATGGCTCCAATCAAAGGAGTGGCTTCGATGACAGCGAAAGCCGCAACAAAAGCCGTACCGGCTCTACCTGCTTACGGGCGTGTAGCAGAGGGCATAGGCACCGTTATTGGTGGCGCCGCTAAAGAAGCGGTAATGAACTCTCCTTTGGCGAAGAGTGCCCAGCATTGGAGCCTAATTCGAGACCTCATTTCCAAGGCTGATAAGGCTTGGCAGAAAGAGTTCAAGGAACTGATGGAGTATGTCGAAGAGGCATACAACGCCATTCCCAAGAAATGGTCCGAAGAGGATTTGACCGCCATTATTACAATGTCGGACATGGATAAGTATGTTCAGGCGACGATGGATCCTGACTTCCCGAAGATTCAGGCATACATGGACAGAGCCAACAGCGTTAATCACTTCCTGGGGGAGAAGCTCAAAAAAGCCGGAGTGATGACACAAAGGCAAATCGAAACAGCAACCTATGGTGATTTCGTTCTTGGGAATCTTCGGCGCCAACATCCGGATCTTCCCGCTTCTTTCTTGAACACGGAAGAAGGGTGGCAACACATCCAAGCGGCGAAAGCCAGCATGGAGAACATGAAGCAGAAGCCACCGGTTTACATGGGCATCATTCCCAAGCCGGTATCGGATGCGGTGCGCACCAGCGAAGGAGCTTTCGGCGGGGTCGGCAAAACACTCAAGGGTGCCGTCAAGAAAGATGTGACCGTTCCAGGCTCCGGAGACCCGCATTTTGCTACCCCGAGAGAAGCTGGATTCCGCAATGCCGGGCAACACGAGATGTCTCCGATCAAAGCGTTCGAAGTGCGCTTGAGGCAAGAGCTTGCTTATCTGCACATCAAAGAGCTCTTTGAGAGCATGATAGACAACCCGACGCTCAAGGGTTCCGCGGAAGCGCAAGAGTTCTTTGTCAAAGACTACTTTGACAAGCTCGCTAAGGCGACCGGGTTGCCATCGCTTCCGAATCTTCCTGATGTGATCAGTATTCCGGGATGGGCAAAGAATGACTTAGAGGCTGTGCTGTCCACGCCAGCCACAAACCTGGTGAACAAGGTCAACGAAGCCGCTAACCGCGTATTCAAAACTTTGACGCTCGGGCTCAAGCCTTCGTGGGCTGCTATGCAGTCGGTACAGAATATGGGTGTTTCCTTCTGGTCGAAGTTCCGAGGAATGAGCCCGAATGAAATAGCCGCTTCTGTGATGGCTCACTTTGTTGCCTTTGATCCGGCTATTCAAAAGATGATGCCCGCTGGCGTCAACATGACCAATTATGGCGAGAAGCCCTTAGTCAAAGGACTTGCAAAGCTGCTTGCGCCAATCACGGACAAGGTGTTCGGTGCGGCGACGTGGGCGGACAACTACACGCGCACGGCTCATGCAGCTTATGAGTTGATCAAGCAAATAGAGAACGCCGGAGAGTACCGGGTCCCCTTGGAGAAAGCCTTCTCCTTAATGGCAAGGTATGACCAAATAGAGAAAGCAATTGCCAACCCGCAGTATGCGTTGAAGGCGGTTGCTGAGGTCAACAAATGGTTTGGTGATTACTCCGAGATTGCTGCGCAGATGTGGAGAGAGCCACGCGCCTGGTTCCCGTTTTTCCTCTGGTGGATTCACTCCGGAACGTTGACCAAAGCCGCCTTGGTTCAAACTCCTGGTAAGTCCAGGGCGTTGGCTCATCTGGCGAAGAACGCTCCGCCATACTTTCAAAACAATGATGTGGATGACTACCACAAACGGCTTGGCATGGTTGCCATGTACGACCTACAAGGACAAGTCCGCAAGGGTCCCAATCAAGGCAATCTTTTGATGGGTGGTGGCGCCGGCATGTTGCCGATGACGCAGACCTTAGACTTAATGGAGAAGGCTTACCAGCATCTACACGGCACGGTAGACACTCGAGATTCTTCCGGACTCCCGGTGGTTACGCCGATGGTCGCATTCGGTGTAGGGATGATCGGCAAGAATCCGCAAAATTTGCAAGACTGGTCCGATCCGACCAAGGTTCATTCCGGCGGTAAGCAATACCGGCACGACGACGAAACCGGGGAATGGATAGAAGTAACCCCTGCTCCGAATCCGCCGCAACTCCTGTTGCGGGCGATTGCACCAGGGCAGGAAACCTTGATGCGGGATCTCTTTGCCGGGGACGAGAAGGCGTCAGACTTCACAACTCCATTTGTGAAAGCTCCTAAGCGTGGGCAAGGGGATGAGCCTCTCAAGAGCTATCCAATCCTGGAGCAAATCTTCTACTCGATTACAGGGATGAAGCCGACCGAGGCTATCATCGACAAAGACACAGCCGACATGATGAAAGCCCGGGAGCAGCAGCGCGTAGAGCGCGCTGCAAACAAGTACCAATCCCAAAGAACAACACCCGAACCAACCTGGATCGGTGAGATCCTCGGAGGCAAGAAATGAAGGTAATGAGATCTTCAGTTGAGTGCCGGGAAGTATGCGAACACTTCGAAGGCAGGCATGCCAAGGTTTATATCTGTCCGGCAGGATTCCCAACCGTAGGTATAGGTCACAAGCTGAAGCCCGGGGAGAAGTTCACTACCCCGCTTTCAGATGCTGAGATTGATGCGCTCTTTGACAAAGACATCCGGGGTGCCGAGGGTATAGTCAATAAATATGTTGCAGTAGACCTAACGCAGAAGCAGTTCGACATGCTTGTGGACTTCACGTTCAACGTGGGTGGTGATGCGTTCAGGACATCGACGCTCTTGAAGATGATCAACCGGAAAGATTTTATCGGGGCAAAGGCTCAGTTCTCCAGGTGGAACAAGGCGAAGAATCCGAAGACTGGAAAGCTTGTTCCGATGGCGGGGTTAACGAGGCGCCGGAAGTGTGAGGCTGAGATCTTCGGGGGCAAGGACATTGCTTATCTAGAGGCTAACAACTGGTTCAGGGTTTGATTCTTGTCTCTCAATACTACATAGAGTAGTATCCGTATCGAGGTAATTGAAATGTTCAAAAGGTCCTTTCTGCTCCTTGCTTTCTTGTTGTCTATCCAGGCAACGGGAGCGGCTCCACTAGTAACGCTCTCGGGCGTAACGAGCCCGGATAAACCCGTAAGCGCAAGCGATCCGATCCCGGTATCCGGGACAGTAACCGCTAACCAAACAAGCGTTGCCCAAGCTTCGATCATCAACACAACGGACAACATCCCGAACACAAGTACAACCGTGACTCTTGCTCAAGCGTGTACCCATGTTCTCGTTAAGACGCCTTCGACAGCGGCGATTCTGTATATCGACTTTGCTAACGGTGCCGCTGCAACTTCAGCTGATTTCCAGCTTGATCCCGGAGCTGGGATCTTGATCGAAGGACCGAGCATTACAACTTTCAAAATCCTAGGAGCGTCCGCAACCGGAACGTACTCGGTGCTGGCATGGTAAGAAAGTTCATCAATCACTTGAGAAAAACTAGCACCGGATCTTCGTTGCTGGTTTTCGTCATGTTCATGTTCTGTACTGCCGTTCTCGGTTCTGGGTACAGCAGCGGTGGCGGCGGTGGGGCTGCTGTGGACGCGGCGAATACTTGGTCAGGTATTCAAACATTCCTTGACGGGAAGCTGCGCATTGGCGATAGCGCTGGCGACCACTTCATCACAATCGAAACTAACACGAACGAAGCCGCCGATTACAGCTTAATCGTGCCGGACCTGGCGGCGTCTGACACGCTCATGACGCTCGCGACATCGCAGACCGTGACAGGCGTCAAGACGATGAGCAGCACAAGCGGTAACACCATTCGCTTTAGTATGACCGGGTTGCAAATTAATGATACTGGCGGTGACCATGTCATCACCTTCACACCATCTGGAAACGAAGCCTCCGGGCGGACTCTGAATATCCCACTGATGGGTGGGACTGGCACTATGCCTGTCACCCTGGATGTGCAGTTTACCGACGTGTCCACGGGCGCAGATACTAACCCGACGAACGCCTTCTCTTACACCCTGCCCGCCAACGTAATGCTCGTGAACGGACGCACCGTGCATTATCGCGTACATGGCAGCACGGCGGCTAATGCCAATGGCAAAACGGTTTCACTACACATTGGCACAACTGAGGTTTATAACACCGGTGCTGTCGCGGCGAACAATCAGGATTGGGACCTGGAACTGACTTTTACGGACACCGGAAGCAATACGCAAGATTGGACCGTGCGAGGTGTTTATGGCGGTGCGCTTGTGGCGGCGTCCGGCACGACCACCAAGACGGATACCACATCTAACGTCATCAAAGCCCAGTTAACCAACAGCGTAGCCAACGCTGGCGACATCACAGCCAAAACAGCGGAGTGCTGGATTCAATAGGACTAAATCATGGCAGCAAAACTAACGATTTGGACAGAAGGCGTGAAGTTCCAGAAACTGACACGCCCCTACACAGACTAAATGCTAAGGAGAATCCTGATGTCTGCAGTTCGAAAAGTCTTAGGGTTTGCCGGCGCTCTTAAGGGTGCTGTAGACACCGTGGGCGATATCATCTCGGCAGGCAAGGCGATTCTTGTTATGCACGATCGTCTTGACGATGATCTTGATGACAACGGGAAGGGTGAGTTTCAGGACTGCCTGGATGAAGTTGACGGCATCCTTGATGACACCGTTGCTTTCGGCAAGGAGACATTCCAGAGGATCCTTAGACTTGTATCCCGGGTAAAGAGACTCGGGCGTTACGTATCCACCGGAGACAAAGGAGAGAGCAAGTGATCCGCAGGTTATTCGACAACAACTTTACGGTTCCGGAGATGGCGCTTGCTGCCCTTGTAGTGCTTTCAATCTTTGCCGGTGGAGTGTTGGGACCCGAGTTAAAGAAAGAGCTAATAGCGCTGAAGCAAACGGTCTCCAGATAATGGACCCGAGAACTGCGAGACTACTGAGCCTTGCAACTTACGTGATTGCCTGGGCAACGTTGGCATACTCCGCTGCCTGCATTTGGGAAGCGGTGGCACCCTTTAAGGGAATGACTTACAAGGTCCCGGCATCGTTGGAAACCTTCTGTCAATTAGCCGTAGGTTCGGGGTTGGTTGTCTTAGGGATACCGACGATCTCAAATCTCTTTAAGAAAGAGAGACCGAAGAAGTAGGCTTCTCCGGCTTCACCGGTGTCAGGGTCAACACGAACTCCTTACCCCGGGTCTCTAGGGCAAGCTTCAAAGGTTGCTGCTCCTTCAGGTCCAGCACTTCCACCAGGTCCTTCGGGATCGTAACGCTGTAAGATGTGCGGGCTTTCCGCAGGAAGATATGCATTAAGTATTCTCCTTGGCTCGCTCGGCAAGCGCCTTAATCTCCTTCCGCTTCATCACCGCGAAGAGATCAGCATCGTCCAAGCGAACGAAAGTAGCTATCAATTTGCCACCTTCAAAAACGCCGACGCTTTGGATTAAGTTGAGTTGGCGATCCGTCGGTTCCAGCTTCTTCACTTCAATGTTCATATTTATCCTCTTCCGTAATTTCGCCATAGATTTGTTGAAGCGTTTGGCGTTGAAGGCTGCATAGGCTTCGGAGTCCTGCTGGAGTTCAAAGCCAAGGCGCGCTAGGTCCATAAGGTCAGCGAAGTCATCGTGCACGTGATCCGGCGCGTTCATCACGAACCAGGATTTCACGTTCTCGATTGCAAGCTCTAAGGTTTCTGCGGTCATTTGTTATCCAATGTCATCGCCGCATCCGGCGCAGTGCGTGTCTGGTTCCAATCCGTGGCAATGCCAGACCATGCCCGGTGGGTGGCGCCGTAGGCGACAGAAGAATGCTTCCCATGAGAACCCCGCGCGTCCTCGTCCGCATGAATACTCGCCGCCAGTGATTAGGTAGTCCCAGCGCTCACGGGTGAAGTAAGCGAGAATCGACCAAAAGCAATTTTGGATTCGTTGCCACAGTGTCAGTTGCTGCATGTTTGAGTGCCTTCTAACGTTTGTTATGTTTCATTCAGTTTTAAATAGTGGCGTCGTTTCAATTGCGGGCGCCCTTCGTTTCCGTGGCGGGCGCTGCTTTTCTCTCTCCGTGCAGTCATAGCCAGGCAGTCCCATGCGCTTCGCAATTGATTCCTTCACTTTGCCGTCACCCCAGTAGGCTTCGCCTAACGCCTTATCGATGGTGCAATTGAATCGACGGATACTCACATCGTCGCCGGAACGCGGTGGAGTGTCGCTTCGATGACCGCTCCATTTCCAGCAGTTGTGACAGTTATGGCTTTCCCAGCCACCGTACTCGGTGCCGTTGCTGAAGGTATGAACGCGCTTCTCGGTCATACGAACCTCATGTGCTGGCAGCACCAAACGATGTCGCAAACCAGTCTAAAGATGCCGTATATCCCAAGCGTGAAGAAAATGAAGCCGATTAGTTCGGCTACGTTTATTTCAAGGTCTTCGTCAATCATTCTGATAAGACTCCTTATGTCTTGTTTATTATTTGTCCATCCATTTGTCGGCGCAGTCTTCATCGCAAAAGAAGTAGACCGTCTCTCTAATCTGTCCATTGCTCATCGTCTCTTTGCGTGACCGTTTGTAGTGCGGACTTAATTCCTCACAGTACATGCAGTATCCGTCAGGATCTCCGTCGCAACTGACGGATGAGCCAGGCTGGTAAGAGCCGAAGCACGTCGGGCAGAACCATGTTGTCATCGTTCCCCCTTCGCGACAATGGTGCAGATGAACTCTTTTTTGTCGTCGTCTCTGATGGCGAAGCCGCGAACCAGTTCGTACTCGACGCCGTTATGCATACAGCCCATGCGCTCTTGCCAGCGTGTTATCGGTCCTGCCATTAGCAGAGCGTAGGCAGCGGCGGCGGCAAGTGATTCGTCGTCTTCCTTCTCGAAAAGCTTGCTGGCGTCCTTTGAGATGTACAGCGGAATCCCAGCCTTCCATGGAATCTTGCGTAACTCGCCGTCAGCGACAGCCTGGGCGTGAGTGTATTTGTAGATCAGCTTACCTTCGTCCATTTGCCGTTTTCCTCCTTGTATCCCATGTGAGTAACCTTCCACGCGCACTCATCACAGCGCGGAAACTTGTCCTTGTCCGGGTGATCACCTTTGTACGTTCGCGGTCCGGCGCCACACAGGGCGAACGGATTACCGGATAGCCAGAGATGCGATACTGTCGGCTTCCCAATACCTGGTGGCGATGGCTTGTCTAGCGTCTTCGTGAGCGACATATAATTTCCACTATGTTTTATTCGTTTTTGCTTGGCGCTTCTCCGCTCGCGCCTGACGGGCAATGCAAGCGCGTCCGTGGTAGCACCACTTGTAGCCGCAATCTTTACAGGGTGTTCCCCACGTCTTTGGCTTAGGCGGTTGCATCGTCGTCATCCGATGACGCAGGAACCCAGATCGCCATTCCGATAAATTCCATATTTTCCCAGTTGGCGCGATAGTAGGCGTGTCCGGGCTGTTCGCCAAGCTTTGCCGGGATGGCAACAAATCCTTGAGCGCCCCAGCTTTTAGACTCCGTGACTTGCATAAAGCAGCCCGGAAAGTTAGTTTCAGGCGAAAGCTGAACGACTGATCCGATGTCTAGTTCTCGCGGTTTCATTTTTCCTCACTTTCTGATACGTACAATTATGTTTCTTGAATGTCGATGTCGTGTCTCCCTGCAATGCGTCGCATTACCTGACCAGGGCGCCATTGGCGGGACCATCGCCGACGTTTCTCAATTGCTGTTTTTGCGATCATTTCCGATGCCAGCTTGAACAATCTGACGGCTTCGGCTTCGCGTTCTTCTGGTGTTGCGGTCGCCATCTGCTGTTCGATCAACAGGCGCGTGACGAGCTTCCACTTAGCGAGATTGCCGCGAACGTTTTTAAGCTGGCATCGGAGTGACGGCATTAGGCTTTGGCGTAGGTCAGGGAGATGCCTTCCGAAAGCTGATAGTCGGCAACCATCAGGTATGTGTTCGGGTCGAAGGTTGCACCCTTCCCTTTCTCTGGATCGATTGCATCTTCGTCAGAGTGAATGACGATCTCTTCTATGCAAGCCACTTCTAGCGCTCTGGTGAGCACCTCTATCAGGTAGTCCTGGTCGTCTTTGTATGGCGTCAAATCCACCTTGCGAGCACGATGCATTTGAACGATTTCCTTCTTTTCTTTAGTTGTGTCGGACATGAGTTTCTCCTTCGTTTGTTGCTTGATTGCTCGCCGTTCAATACGGCTCCGCGAACCAAATTTGTATCCATCTTCGGCTCTGTAAAAGCCTTTGTTCCAAACCTTCTTGAGCCAGTTCATCCATCGTTCCTCCAGCAGCAGATAACAAGGCTTATGTTGCATTTATAAATGCGTAGCTCCAATCCACAACGTCATACGGGTCGGAGCCAGGGCAAGCCCGTCGTACTTCCTCGTAGACCGCGTTTTCGAGCGTGTCTGTGTAGCTTTCGCAAGGGTGCCCAGGCGGCAAGTCCATTTCAAAAACCATGGACGGTCCACCGGGTTTCTTCGCGGTAACGGTTACTTCAATCTTTCGTGTCATGGTTCGTACCGACACCCCCGTTTTTCACAGCAATGCGTAATGCTTTTCACCGCGTTTAGGCAGGCTTGATAAACAGTGTCAGCGGGCGAGCAGCAACCATTTTTAGTGCTGAATACCTGGTATTGATATTCGCCGGTACGCTCTTGCTTTTCGTTGCTCCACTTCTCGCTAACTTCAACAGTTACGGAATGGATACCGGGAATCAACATCATGCCTTGTAGCCCGATCTCAGCGGCTTGCGGCGATTCGGGTAGATGCGATCTGTCTTGCTGGAATCCCTGCCCGACAAAGAGATACCATTCCTCAAAGGAATTATTTGGTGTCATGCCATGGCGGTCAGGTAGCCACCACGAGCTATCGCTATCGTCGAAATACCGAACGCTTTGACGCATCCCTTGTCCTTCGATGAACGTGCGGACGTGGAACCAACCGCTGACAAAGAGCGCTTGGTCATGCGTCGGCAACGTCGTTTTGTCTATCCATTTTCCAATCATTATGAGTGTCCTATAATCCTCGTTATGCCTTATTTAGTTTTACAAATTCAGGGCAAGTCCACGATGGAAAGCCCAGTCGCTGGTATTGATCGGCGGTGATTTTGCCGTCACCCAGGCAAGCGGTTCCGAGAGCGTTGTCTAGTTCGCACGGTCCTTCGCCGTACTTGACCTTCTTCGGATTGTTGATCGCGGACTTCTTGCACATGTCGCAGTTAGCTGATTCCCAGCCCGCGAACTCTGAGCCGCTGGAAAATGGAGCATCGACAAGCTCCGGTCGGTTGCGGTCGTCATAGAAGATGACGGCTTGCGGATACCGCGGCGATGATGATTTAAGTCCAGGCGGTGCCTTGAAGTGCCAGCGGTTTCTTGGGCGGCGGATCTCGGAAGCGATCTGCTTCATGGTTCCATCCGGTTGTTCGCGCTCTACGTACCGATGCCACCAGTCAGTATCGGTTGAATGATTCATCACCGCGACGAGGTTCGCGCCACGGCACCACTGATAGAAAGCAAAGTCCATCCACTTGGCGGCTTGCGAATACGGTGGATTCATGAAGATGCGCTCTTTCGTCCAGTCTTGTTTGAACGCATCCATGCGCTCATCCCAGTACCGATCCATCTTGCGGTTGTGGTGCTCAGCACAGCCATCAACGGTGAAGCGGAACTCGGCGTGAAGCGAGTCGAACTTCTCTTGTGGCGTCTCCCAGTAATCGGTCAGCAGAAGTCCTTCTCCCGGTGTCCACGGCGTACAAGGTCCCAAGAACGAGTGATCGTCATAGCATTTAGGACATATCCAGCATTGTGCTTGCATCTCTAAAATCTCCGAAACCCGCATGGGCAGTGTCTTATACCTACGATTATGCCTATCTAAGAATTGATTATGTTTCAAACGACTTTATCTTCTGCTTCAGTTCAAGCGTCCGCCTGAAGGCATCTAAGTTCTCGTTGTGGCACATCGCCTCCCACTCTTGGGCGTATGAAAGGCGCGTCGCCAGCGGTAAGTTCTCAGCGTTGAGAATCAACCAAAACGCTTCTTGGGCGCGCTCGAAATGTGTCCGCCCTGCTGCTGCAACATCTTGAGGCAACACGCGAACCATGTCTTCTTCGTTCACTTATCCAACTCCTTAGCCATCTCCCACGCCCACTTCACCCCAGCGTCCCAGCCCTTTTGGTATCCGTCCTGGAAGGATTCGGGGTCGTGGATGATTTGTGGTGGACCGCCTTTCGGGATGTACATAAGTTGAGGCTTCTCAGTCTCTCCATTCGCAGCGTCTAAGGCTGCCTGGAACTCGTCGTTAAAGTCTCTTGCGACGCAAGCTATATCGCTGTCAGGGTCTATATCCAGTGCAGCCTTAAGGTCGTCAGCGGACTTGTAGATGAGAGGCTTACGCCCTTCATCCTCTTCAGGCTCCTCATTAATGACGGCTCCCTTAGATTGATAGAACCTGACAGCTTTCTGGAAGTTCTCGCCTCCGATCTTCTTCCAGCCCATCTCGATCTGGTTGAGTCCGCGCGCTGTCATCCCTAAAGCTTTGGCGGCTTCTTCTTGCTCCATGTTCAGTTGGAGTCGCAAGTCTGTGAGACATGCGCCCATGCGTTTCTGTTTAGCCTTCTGCGCCTGGGCTAGTTGTTCGTCTGTCCATTCCGGTGCTTGTGTCATCTTTAATCACCATGCATACAGAGTTGTAGATACGTCCTTCGAACTTGAATTTGTGGAGGTACTGAGCCTCCGGGATACCGTTGGAGCCAGGCGCTTTGTATTCGTCCGCCGGCTCCTTGCATAAGGGGCATCGGGGCTTAGACACGGAACAACAAGAGATATCCGAAGAACCAGATTGCAAGAATCCCGAGGATGATTACGGTTATCTCCACCCAAGCGCTTGATTCCATGCGCTCCAGGTCCCGGTACTCGGGCTCCTGCCATTTCACCGCTTGCGGTTTGTCATCAACAAAAGTGCTTTGTCTTCTCATTTCGAAGCCTCCGGTAGTGCCCAACAACGCTCGAGCAAGGAGCGATCCGTGTCGAGCATCTTGGCTGTCACCATGCCCTTAACTATCAACCAGAAGTAGGAACCTTCGGGTACGTGAGAATTGCAGACGATTCCCTTGAACTCGGGATCGGAGAGCTTGCAGGCTCGGACAACAAAGTCGCCTTTGTCTCCTCCGTGTTTGCAGCAATCTCCTGCATAGAGATCTTGTCCTGCTTTTACAAGCTGGAAGGTGCAATCGCCTTCTTGTTTGTGAATGCCGAGACGTAGTTCTGTTTCTTCCGTCATCCTGCAAACCCCGCCGGTAGGACTTTCACAAAAGCCCGTCCTTCCATGTATGTCCGCTCCACGGGTTCCGTAGGTCTGCGGGGCACTCCACGATTTACTTTCAACGTTACGCGTCCCCACTTCGGGAAGCAGTTCTCGCACTTCTTAGCCCGGTATTGCCCGGAGCCGTTGTTCTTTACCGGGAAGTCTTCGAGGTCGAAGGTCCTTCCGCAATCTGAGCATTTCTTTCGCATGGGGTTACTCCTTGTAGGTATCCGTCCAGGTGGTGGCGATCGCCAAGGAACTCCAGACATCTTTGGAGATGCCGTAAGTAGCGCCCGGGGATTTCTTTGTCCCTTGGGGTCCGTAGCGGTCGATTAACGCCTGGCGTACGTTGCCGTCTTTAGCCTTTGCAGTTCCGCAAAGGTGGATAACGATCTCTTTGCGATAGAGGCAGGTAAAGGGCAACTTGGCTTGTTGGATGAATCTGCCGATCCAAACACAAGTTTCGAAGACCTCTTTACCTACCGGCATCCCGAAGGAAGCAACCATCTCGATAGCAAGATGCTCGCATTGTCGGTTCTGGTGTAGGAGTACCAAAACCTCCTCGTTGTCGGAGATACCGAAACGAACGGGGACAAGTCCATCCGTATCGAACTCCATCCACGCGGACTTAGCAGTTCCGGGATCTATCGCAAAGATCTTCATGCCTGTTTCTGCGCCTTCTTTCTTTCGTTTTGAGCTTTGCCGTATGCCCGGATCTTGTCCGGGTTGGCTTCAGCCCAAGCCTTATTTGCCTGCTTCGCGCGGTCCTTGTTTTGCTGATACCAACGCCTTGTTGTAGCCCGAGCACAGGGCTTACAGCTGGCACTGGGTACGCGAATCCCATCCCGATACTTCTGAGTTGAGAACTCACTCATCGGCTTCGCGATCTTGCATGTAGGACAAACCTTCTCGTCCCTGACTTCGTGGATTGACGGACGTTTCAATCCTGCCTCTTTTAGAAGCTTCGTCATGTAGTGCGGATGGACTCCGAGCTGTTCGGCAATGTCTTTCACCCTGCTTCCGCTCTTGAGCTGCTGCTCGATAATCGGAAACATCTCTTCCTTTTTACGGTTCCGCAAAGTTTCCGCAGAAATTCCTTGCTCTCGCAGGATTTGCCCTACTCGCTGAAAGGTAACTCCTAGACTTTCCGCAATCTCCTTCTGGGTGAGTTCACCCTGTAAGTACAAATTGCAGACTTCAACATTCCGCTTTGCCGTTTTGTATGTCCTGGTTTTGGTGCTTTTACTCCTGGCGATATCAGGATCGTATAGCTGCCTCCGCCACTTGTAGGCATTAAACGAGCGTGTTGATTCCTCCTCGGAGATCCCGAGGCTCTTTCCAGTTTCAATCCATTGCTGAAGATCCACGGGCTTATCTCCGTACGAACCCGAAGACAAAGGGGGCACCGATTTGAGCAGCTTGTCCGATCTTCAGGATCCCGTCCGGAATCTTGTCTCCAACAGCGGCTGCCTTATTCCATGTCCACTTAGTTGCCTGCCATCCCTTGCGCGGAACCCAGGTAACTCCGCGTTCACACATAGAGATGACCGGGTGCCTGTCCCGGAATCCGCCTACCTTGAGGTCCATAACGAAGGGCTGCTTATTCACCCTTGTGTAGACCTCATCTTTATAGATAAGCGTCTCCGGGATCGGCATTACCGGCTCCGGAAGTGAGACTTCCGGGAGCTCGGATGCCAGTGCTCCAGACTGCAAAATTGCTGCAGTCAGAATTACAAGCGCTGTCATGCCGACACCTTTTCCTTCGGGAGAATAGGGTCAAAGGCTTTCTTCAACACCGCTTGCGTGATTGCCTTGGGTTCCGGGTTGTTGGAGCCGGTGGCTTTAACAATCCCTTCCCAGACTTGATCGATATCGGCGATCGCTTTAACGCAAGCATCGCTATCGAATCCCGAGGGTTTCCCGGAGCCGATCAGGTCTACCTTGATGCCGGACTTGCGCAAGTAACTCTGCAAGAAGTTCGCGGGGATGTGGCAGTTACGGGCATGCGTAGCCAGTTGATCGTAGAGTTCCACATCGGACATCGGCACTTCAATCGTGTCGCCGCCGGCAAAGGGATCATCCTCTGCCGGAGTCTCCGCGAAAGGATCGTCTCCGGTTTCGAACTCGGTGCCGGTGTCCCCGGAATCGTCCACCTCCACCTTCCATTGGTGCGCGGGTTGCGGAGCGTTCGGGAGTTTCTTGAGTCCTTGGTATGTAATGCGTACCGTGACTCCGGTTTCAAGCTGAGCCATCAACCAATCAAGCTGCCCAGATCCCGAAACTCCGATGTTCTGGTCTTGTCCGACCTGGAGCACGTAAGTCTTAGCGATCTTGTCTTTGAACTCTTTTTCGAGCGTCTTCACCCACTTGCCGGTAACGGATTCTCCTACCTGAAACTCCGCTGCCTTCTTGAACTGGATGTCTCCACCCTTTACTTCAGTAAACGCCATAGAATCGGTCTCCTTTTAATCGTGGATAGGGGTGCTGGTAGCCAACCCGAGGGCAGGCGGTTCCACCGGAGCGCCTGGCAAGCGGGACTTGCGGAAGTTATCGAGGTAACGTCTCAAGGACTCCCGTATCAAATCGCTCCGGGTGCGGTGTTCGATATGTGCAACTTGATCAACTTGGTCGAGCATTGCCGGGGGCAAAGCAATAAGCACTTTCTTTGGCATGTCAAGGAGTTCTCCTGTTGTTCTTCTATATGTACGAGTAGATACCATTTACGCTTCAGATGCATTAACTGTTGGTACAGCTTTATGCTCTTTGCTTAAGCGCTTAATCAGCCTGTCCCAGTTGATCTCGGAGATGCGATCTTCGACAGCAAAGGGGACTCTTTGCTCTTCGCGCTTCAGGCGGTCCCGGATAAATGCGGGCACGTCAACACAGTGCCGGGCAGTACCCGGACTTGCAGGTTTGTTCATTTAGGGATTCCTACTCTAAGTGAGTAATTTCAACAACGTGCGTGTGAGTCCCTTTGATGTGGATCAGCACTCCGCATGTGCAATTGGACGCTCGCAGAAACCAACGCAACAAGGTTGTCCTCTGCTTGTCCGTCAACGACATGGTTTGGAAAATCTCCGTCACGTCGAGACAAGCCTCTGTGTCGGGTCCGTCCATACCGAATGCCCAAGTGTCTCCCGGTACAGCAGGAGGGAGTTGCGGCATTAGAGGCTCACCAGATACGCCAGCTTGCGGAAGACCTTGGAGATCCAAGAGCTCCTCCGCTGCGGACGACCTAAGCAGACATGGCAATTCTTCCCGTCAAACGGGTGTGGAAATACACCGGGACACATAATTCTTTGTCCTCCGAATTATTCGCATGGGGTTTATTACAGAACATGGATGCCATGAGATCGGGGTTTAACCCGCCAATCTCGGGGTCAGTGTGCCAGAATTATAAAATTTATCGGCACTCTTAACGTGACTAATAGTACTCATATGAGTGCGGGTATGTCCATCCCTTTTCTTCCTATGGTTGATTAGGATATTTGTAAGTTCTTCCATGGAGATACCGAGCGCGGTGGCAATGTCTCTCGCCAACTCCAATCCTAGGTATTGGTCTCTACGGAAGTAGTTCCGCAGGACTTGGTGATTGCGCCCGGTCTTCGCACTAAGCTCTACGAGCCCGTCGATATCCTTCTTCCGCATGTGGAAAAGGACTTCAGAAGGGAAGCCTTTCAAGTCTTTCACAAAGCATCCTCATATGGGTTAACTGGCTGTTCCAATTAAACCATGTTTCTGCCCAGCCCAGAGCCTTAAAGGCGAGTTATCGTTGATGATGCCTTGGACCATAGAGTTCGACCACTTGGTTGTTTTCTTCTTTCGGGGATAGATTGATAAGTGCTCATTTAGGTACGCGACGATCCGCCTGGCTCCCCAGCCGCACTCATGCAATTCCATGATTTTCGCTATTGCGGCTTGCTCGACAGGACAAGGAACAAGCATTTTGCCGATTGAAAGATACCCGTAAGGCGGTCTGCCGTGAACGTATCCATCGTTCTCTCGCTTGCGCTCCTTTCCCTCAACGCAACGCTCTCGCGTTTGCTTTCGCTCCAGCTCTGCGAAAACAAGCATCATTTGATACATCGCTTCGCCCCAAGGACTGGTGGTATCAATCGGATCAGCAATGCATACAAGCTGGAGTTCTCGCTGCCGGAACTCTTGAAGAATCCTGACGCCATCAAGGACAGACCGGGCAAAGCGATCAAGCTTGTAGACAACCAGAACGTTGGCACGTCCTTCATATAGATCAAGCAAGGCTTGCTGGAATCCGCGACGGCGATCGGCTGATTCCGCACTCTCCACATCCTGGTAAACGTCCAGCAGTCCGAAGCGACGGAACTGGCAGAACTCCTCAATCTCTTTTCGCTGACCCGGAAGGGATTGCCCCTTCTCTTGCCCACGCGCAGATACCCGAACATAACCAACAGCAACTGGCATGCTTCACCCTTAATCCCAAAATATAGTCGCATAAATGTAGTCATATGGCTATATGCAACATATGAATGTAGCCTACTTGGTTAAGCTCATCCCGTGGTCAGTAGGATATACTTCGTCACCTTTACCGTACATGGGGGTTTCCCCAGTGGTTATCGGCTACACAAAGGATCTTCGGAATGTGGGCGTCGGAAAGAACGATTGAGAATGGCAGGATTCTTTGGGCGTTTTCGGAGACGCCTCCGCTCTGTATTTATTTCCTTATCCTCGGACTCATTCTTTCCTTCTACGTTATCCAAGGCGGCAACAAAGAGGGCGCCATGCAAGGGCGGCATTACGTGCTTGCAGGACTCTGCGCGGTTCTCTGGAGCCTACCAAACACTGATTACTTGTTCTCGGTAGCGCTCGGGCTTGGTTTCGGATGCCTGGGATTGTCCGTGGTCGGAGTCGCGGCGGTGATGTACACAAAGCTTGAAGGATGGCTAAGAAAGAGCAAAACCTTGTGAGCCTTTAAGCTGTGAGCCGCCATCTCTAGCCAACTCTCGGTCGAGTAGTTACATGGGCTAAAACAGCTATAAGCGGTGTTAGTCACTTGAAGCGCCTCAGTCGATCATGCAGCGCGATATTCTTCGCGATGTGCTCCCGATGCCTGCGAGCATCACAGTAAACGCAATCCGTCTCTACCGCCACCGGGGAAAGGTTTCCGCATAATGCGCACTTCCTCCAAACGTCCTTGTCCGTGTTATCAAAGACGCTGAGCAGCTTAAGGGTTAGGGCTTTGAGGATTGCGATCAAGCCTCGCTCTCCTTACCAGGAAGTGGGATCTCCATAGAGAACAGGATCTTGTCTTCAGACTTGACGAGTATTTCAGCATCGCCCTCACCGCAAGTTTCCTTGGTGCTGGAAACCACGCGCTCATTTATCCATGCGTCCAGATCGGCTTGTCGATAGCGAACGGCTCTCGCGGAGATTTTTACGAACTTTGGACCATCACCTTTCATTCTTCGGATAGCAAGGAATCTGGCTGTGTAACCGAGATACTCTGCTGCTTGCTCGGGGCTTAAAAGACCTATAGGTTCCATCTATCACCTCTTAATTGTTTCCGGCGCTCTGCCGGGCGATGTAGTCCTGAATGGCAGCGGGCGTTATCCGCACCAATCGCCCCACCCTGAATGAAGCAATTTGTTGATCTTTAACGAGAGCCCACGTCATTCGCTCACTTATTCCTAGTGATTGTGCTGTTTCTCTGACGGTTAAAGCCGCCCTGGGATTACTTGCTACATCCATCTTGCTCATTGTTCGCCTCCCGGGCTGAATGAGCGCGAGTGCTGTAGCACCGGCACTGTATGTCTTGCCACAAAATCCCGCAAACCAGTAACCGAGAGAAGCACGCGGCGACCGAATCGGACGGTTTCAATTTCTCTATTAGAGATCCTGTCACGCATCTCCCGCTCGGAAATCCCGCAAATTACAGCGCCCTCCTTGACCGATACCGCTAAACGTGGGACTGCTTGTTCATCCATGCTCGTGTGTCTTCCTGCGTAAGCTAACAACCCTAGACATACTAGAACTCGGTATATATCGCGGATTAAAAAACAAAGCGAAACTCACCGTTTTGGATTGTTCCGCTTTTTCCTGTATAGGGAGAAATAATCCCTCTTGAATAGTGGTGTAAAGGATTACCGGCGCAGTGTTTCACAAACCGCCAATAAAAACCCCGAAAAATGCCAACCGTTTTATCCCCTCATTTTTCAGAGTTTTTATCCCAATAAAAACAACAAACCCCCGGGAACATTACCACCCGGGGATTTGAAGCTTTGGCGATACACGGGAAACCGTTATGGTTACCGGCTCCCGCATTTGAGGATACTAGGGGGATTCCTGTGATTCAAGGGCTTTGATAATGCGGGAAACCTGGACGTGCCGCCATGTTCCGTTGTCCCGTGTCGGGATACCGGCATCGTTCAAGTCTTTTGCGATCGTAGAGAAAGAGAGCCCGGATTCGTAAGACTCGATGATTTGAGCGAGCACTTGTTGTTCGGCTTCGTTCGGCTCGAGGGTATGCAGGCTCTTTCCGTCTTCATCAACGGTTGTTTTCCAGCCATAAGGCGGTCTGCCTTTGTCGTATTGACCGTTTTCGCGGTAACGGTGGAAAGCATCCCGGGTCTTCTCGGCAGACTGCTTGCGCATCATCTGGAATGCAGCCATCAAGACGGTAGCTGCAAACTCACCCATCGCATTAGAGGTATCGAGGTTCAGGTCCAGGAAGACCATAACTTTGCCGGCGGCACGGAACTTCTCAACTTGAGCGAGAAAGTCTTTCGTGGATCTGGCGAACCTATCCATGTAAGCAACGATGATGCCGTCAGCGTTGTCGGAGAACACGAGTTCAAGCGCTGCCTGGAGTTCCGGTCTATCGAGAGATCCACCGCTGGCGGTCTCCGTCTTCACATCAACAACAGCGTGTCCCATGAGGTTGCAGTAGTCCTTCATTCTCTGGATTTGAGTTTCAGGTGATGAGTCTGCTTGAAGCATTGTTGACTTGCGAGCATAAAGCACCAGGCGCTTCGGAGCGTTAGCATCTGAAGTCTTAGCAACATGCAGTTTCGATTTTCTAGTAGGGCGTGTTAGTCTGTTCATTGCAGTAGTCCTTATTCCTTGAGGTATTGCGAGCTCCGATTGAACCAATCGCATGGGGTAAATCGGGCGGGCGTCGGATCTTTAGAACGATGTCCGCCTTTGCTCATCTATATATTAGCATAAGTGTTCAGGGTGTGGGTGTTCGGATTATTTAAACCTCAAGGAGATTCAAACCGGAAGCATCCTCCGTTAAAGCGAACGGTTGCGGTGCCGGTTGCTCCGTGTCTATTCTTGGCAAGAATGAAGTCAGCTTCTCCGGGTCGTTCATCGTACGGAGGGGAGGCATCGGGACGGTGGATAAGGATCACCGAGTCGGCATCGGCTTCAATTGATCCGGAGTCTCTCAAGTGGTTTAGCATCGGCACCTTTGTCTTTACGGTCTCCCGGGTCAATTGAGACAAAGCGATAACGGGGAGTCCGAGATCAATTGCTTGCATCTTCAAGCCTCTACTGATTGCTCCAATTTCCGTGTTGCGGGTTTCCTCGTCGGAGGCTGAAACCATCTGTTGCAGGTAGTCAACGATTACCATGTCTGCGTTGTGAGCCTGGACGAGTAAGCGAAGGTCGGCAACAGTAAGTGAGGAGCGCTGCAAGACCTTAATTGAGGATTGTCCGAGCTCCTCCATTGCTTTCTCGATTGCCTGGTATTCACGCGGCAGCGCAAGCGACAAGCCTTTCTGGAGGTCCTTGTCGGGGATACCGCATTGAGCAGACACCAGGCGCGCGGCAATCTCGTCTTGGGACATCTCTAACGACAGAAACAGGACGCGCTTATTCAAGGTAATGCCGACATGCCGACAGATATCCAGAGCCAGGCATGTCTTACCGACGCCTGGACGAGCTGCAATCACCATCAGGTGACCGGGCAGCATACCGCCTAACCAGTGGTCGATCCGGGAAACTCCCGTCGTTATTCCTCGGGTCTCCGGGGGGTTCTCTAATTGCTCCCGGTATCGCTGCAACACAACCGAGAGATCCGGAGACGATCGTTCCTCGAGAACATCTTGAGCAATAACCCCGAGGTTAACCGCTGTTATCTTCAAGATCTGCGCTGCAGTCAAACCGGACTCCGCGTTCTCTTTGACTTCGGAACCCAGGCGCGCAAGCCTCCTTGTAAGCGAGGCGTTTCTTATTCTTCGGATGTGATAAGCAACTGCCACCGAAACAACAAAGGCATCAAAGAGATCCATTAGATATGTATACATAACCAGCTCAAGAGCGTTGTTATCTTTCAACTCTTGAACAACGGCTGCGAAGTCTCCGGTCTCAGCGACAAGCATTGCCTTATAAATTGTTCGGTGTTTCCAGTCGTAGAAGTCCTCGGGCAGCAAGCTCGCCGTAACTTCGCAGTACATATGAGGGTGATTGAAGAGCACGGTCAACACCGCTTGCTCGCAATAGAAAACGTTTGTTTCGAGAACATCCTCGGTCGTCAACTCCGGGAACTCGATCACCTTTCCCGGTTCCTTACTCAAAGGCACCACATTGCTGAAGTCGTCCTTAAAAGGATCGTCTTCTTCGGGGTAAACGTACATGTATAATGGCTCCTATAGCTTTTATTGCCGGTTAGCCGCTCGCCCTTGATCTGAACAGATCCGGGGCGTTCGTCTATCGGAGTATATGTTTTGGCATGCCGGTTAAGCATCCACCCGTAAATTTAGGGCACCAAAGACAATACCACTGCTCAATTTCTATTGCCACTAGTGCACACAAGAAAGATTTCGAAGAGAATTAATGTATAAGGGAAACCCGCATGAACCCTCAGTCTTAGAGTGGTGGCACTTTAAAGATGAGACGTTGGGGGGTTGAATCAGAAGTCATTCAAAAGTATACATTCAGGTAGATGATTCCAGAATTAAGGATTTTAGGAATCTTCAAAACACCTTGAGTCCGGGTTCCTGAGGCTCTCTAAATAACCTGCAATTCTTCAATACCCTCCTTTGCTCTGCCCTTGCGCCGTGTGCGCCCCCAAAGCGCACACGCAAGGCAGCAAGGGGGCTTGAGAGAGCTTGAAGAGATGCAGATGAATAGAAGAACTCAGAGTCCCGGGAAATAAAGAAACCCCTCAATCAAAAGGAATCTGAAGGTTCCTCAAATCTGATTGGGCTATTAAGTAGGAGTGTATTCGCACATGGCTCATCATCTTCAATGTCTACCCAAAGACCTCGCTTCCAAAGTCTCAGTGTTTGTCTCAAAGACATTCCGAGGTCCCTGCGAAGGATGCTTTGAAGACATAAAGGTTGGTGACTCTATGGCTTACAGAAGGCTCGGTAAGTCTAAAGGTAGAACCCCTAACCAACACATCCAGGTCATCTCCTCACTCCCAACAGAACAACTCTCCGCCATCGAGGATCACTTAGATAAGCGCTTGAAGAATGTCCTCAGCCTCACCGACCAAAGGTTATTGCGCCTCGAATCACTCATCGTCTCTCAAGCTAAAGAGATCAGGCAGCTCAAAGAACTCCTCGCCTCCAGGTCTAAGCGGACAACGAAGACAAAGGCGTGACGATACCCAGGTTCTAAAGGTAGCAAGGGCGCAAGAGGAGTAAAGAGCGTAAGGGTGTAAGGGTGTAAGCAATGCAACTCATCCTTACAACCTCGGGTTGCTCAGGCTTTGGGAGTGAGTTAGCCGACAAAGGATCTAAGAGGCATGCTGGAGCCTCACATAACCCGAACACTCACGGTCGTGGCTGGTCAGCTATCGGGAAACAAAGAACGCTGAAGCCCCAGTGGTGTGGGGTCCTGGAGCCTCGGGAGCCAGGCAGCCCAGGCTCATCGTGAATTGACTGAGGGTGCCCCGTGCCCCGAACGCCAAATAACCCCCAATATCTATCGCTCAATTTTTTAGTTCTTTAGAATTTTTAGTTCCAAAAAATTCTCAACTTCCAAAAATTTTGAAATTTCCAAGTTCTCTATTTAGAATCGAGGGAAACGAGAGGGAGTGTGAGGGAATGTCTAGGCGTCACGGATTAGTAGGGAAGTATTTAAACAAGGCTGAGAAGGCTGCGTTAAGCGATGAGGATGCGAAGGCGTTAGCGTTAGAGATTTATTGTACGGTGGCGATGCCAAAGCTTTCGGATATAGCCCGAAGGATCGGAAGGCATAAGGACACTGTGCAGAAGTGGTATGACGCTGACTGCTGGTTGGATCAGCGGGTAGCGCGGAGGGACCGAGAGCAGTATGAATTGCTGGAGTCTCCGTTGTCTCCGAGTAAGAGTTGGAAGCAGCATTTGCAGCGGATAAAGAATCAGTGTGATGTTTTGGATCGGAAGATGGAAGATCCGGGGATGTACCTGGACAACGATCAGTTTATGAAGCTGGTGAAGATTGGCGGGATGTTGATAGACCAGCAATTGGAATCCGAGGAGCGTTACTTGCACTGGAATATTTAATCCCCGGTATATACCGAGTTCTAGTATGTCTAGGGAGTTGGTAAATAAGGGAGCGGAGTTCTACCGGGACTCCGGGGCTACTGCGTTGGGAGGTACGGGAATGAGTGAGCAGAAAGATTCTTTTGAGTCGGTTACAGCGGGAAGTGTTCTGCGCCAGCCATCTTTGGATGAGCGGTTGAAGGGTATTGATGCGAAGACGACTGCAATGATTGAGCAGCGGAAGAAGTTAATTGACGGTGGGTTTGCTAAGGATGAAGCCGTTGGTCTGGTTCACCTATTGTTTCAACCCTGGATGTAATGACTGAATCCGAATCTCTTGAATCTCTAATTAATGACACGCGGGATTACCCGGGTGGGGATTGGTTGGAGGTTGAGGGGATAATGCAGAGGCAATTCGAGGAGGTCCCTTATGCTCCGTGGTTCCGGGCTGTGAGGGTCTGTGCGGAGTTTTACGAGTGTGTGGAGTGTAAGGAGGCTTGGAGTGTAATGTGCCAGAGCTTTGACCACGCAAGGGCGTACGGGAGTGTTTATCCGAGGGTGGAGATATGAACCACGTTGAATTTTTAGCGGAGGAATCTGCGAACCGCCGACACGGGGAGTGTTCGTGTTTGGAGCGTGGCAGTTCGCAAGATTTTCAATGTCCCTGGCATCTTCATTATTACGAAGAGCTGGATCGGATAGAGCGAAGGCGAGCGGAGCAAGCCAGAGCGGTTGAGATGCAGAGACAGGACATGGAGACGTGGGGACCGTAGATGAAAAGCTCTCAGTTATTCAAGTCTCCGAAGACCGGGAAGTTTGAGCGAGGGATCGTTGACTTCGGGGACAAGACAAAGGTTTGGGTCCCGCATGAAGCGGGATCTTTTAGGGTTGTTGAAATAAGCGACAGTTGTGTTGTTGCCCGCGTCGAAGCTGCGATTTTTAAAGGCGTATGGCATTCAGGTGATCGGTATGAGGATCTCAGAGCCGAGCGCGATGAGTTGCTTGCAGCCGTAAAGACGCTTCAAGAGGGAATGGCTTTTGCGAAGCGACAGAATGCGGAGTTGTGCCAGCGTCAACGCATAGACGATCTACTGTTTGGGATTCGCCAGCGGGTAACCGATAATGCGCATCATATCGAAGAGAGCTTGCATGCTTTGATGGAGGAATTGCCGTGAGCGTATCGAAGAAATTGAGGGAATACTTCGGGGCACCGAGCGCAAGACTTGAGGAGATGCTCCGGGAAGTTGAGAGACTCGAGGAGCGCTTAGCGGATATTGAGGTTGCTTTAGCGATCGCGCTGGATGAAGGGAACCAGGGGGAAGAAGATGCTTAGCCAATGGGATCTGTTGCATATATTGCTGGCGGTAATTGTCGGGAATATTTTGGTGAATATCTTTTGGTTGATGTTCGGGGATTTGATATTCGGTGGAGGGAGGCAAGAGGATGGGCATCGGTAGGCTTTTTTCCTTTAACGAGTACGATCGGACAACGGAAAGATTTGCCAAGGCGCTTCCGGAAATTGCGGAGACGCTGAAGAAGATGTTGGGGAGGATGGAGAGCGATGGAAATGCCGTGCCCCCGTTGTGGGTCTTCCGCAACAACCTCCGGTCTGTGCAGTACAACCATGGTGTTTTACCCTCCGATCAGTTTGGACGGGAAGATGCACAACCACGACGACAATCTGGTGACCAAGGAGTGGCGGTGTTCGGCGGGGCATCGGTTCGTCCAGAGACTCCCGAACAAGTGTTGGTGCGGGTGGGTGCAGAGTTACAGCAAGCCAAGGATCAAATCGAAGCCTATAAGCGGCTGAGGTATTTTGTTGCGCAAGTCGAGGCAATTGATGGCGCCTACGGCGCGAATAAGCCGAGACAAGCGATGCGGATGATCAAGGAAGTTGCAGACAGTTTATTGGAGGTCTAATGACACCACTTGAAGTGCGTGAGAATTACGAGAAGGTTGCTTGCATGTGGAGCAGCTTAAGAGGGGAGGCGTTCCAAAGCTTCGACGTTGCGAAGATGGTGGCGCTCTTTCACTTAGGTTTCGGAGCTGCAGGAACTGCGGGAGTGTTCTTGCAGGATGCGCATAACCTGCAGGTGGAGATGACGGTCCCGAATCCCCCGGAGGATATGGAATACAACGAGCAGGATTACGCGATCTTCGATCAAATGGAATCTTTGTTGGTGGAGCAGAAGGGCTTACAATCTTCTCAAGAGGTGGTTGAAGATGCGAGAGATCAATCCGTTTGAAATGCAAGGCGAGCATCTTGTGCATAAGCCGCGGAGCGTCGGGTACACGTGCAAGATCGGCTATGCCTGCGACGGGCATTGCCGCTGTCACTGCAAAGTAAAGAGTATGAGTTTTCAGGAATGGTTTTATCGGTTCTTGCAAACGAATCCACCGATGCCGCCGTTAAAGCTTTATCCGTTCCAAGAGAAGATGGTTGAAGAGATAAGGAAGCGGCACGAGGAAGGCAAGCCTATTCGGTTATTTATTCGCAAGGGATGATTTCTATGAAGGTCTATTTAGTCTGTCTCATCGACGTTCAAAATGAAGGGGATTTCCTCGATCCCGAAGGGGTGTATTCCACAAGGGAGAAGGCGGAAGCCCATGTTGCCAAACGGCAGGAGCCGTACAAGCCTTACGCGAATCGTTGGAGCGCTCCGCAGTTTGAGATCAAGGAGTGGACTCTTGATGATGAGGAGTCCTTTAAGTGAAATTCGGGACGCAATGGAGACCTAACCCACCGGTGCATTTGATGAGCACGAGAGATGTACGCCGCGTAATTGCGGAAGAACAATATAAGGAATCGACAACAACGCTTAAGCGGTTGATCTTCGACCTGGAGAGAACGCAGCA